TGCCTTCTGGGTTCCATCTGCCATATCTACCAATGTATCAAGTGATAGACAATACTCTAAGCTTCTCCATTCAGAAAATGCGTGAGGAGTTGCCCAAGTCATGTATGGTGCAGAATTGTATAACTCTTCCGCATTCTCTACCATTTCGGTAAGAGAGACTTGGTGACCATCGGCTCCCGGAGTATATTCTTGTACTTCATATGCCATATCCCACATTCTAATATTCGATAATGACGAAGTCATTGTCATTATTCAGCAAGCACCTTTTCAGCTTCGTCAATCTTAGCTTGCAACTCAGCCTTGCGGTCTGTTGCCATTTCTATTTGGTTGTCGCAATCTGCCATTTGTTGTTCCAACATCCGAATAGTAAAGACTTCTTCTCTACTCTCGGTAAAACTCCGAGATATTTGTTTGTCTTTATCATCACTCGTAACTATCGCTGGAGTTGAGAGTACTTCTTGTACTTTATATGTATCAGCCATTGTTTATTCCTTTAATTTGGTTGATTTCGTTTTTCAATTCTTTTATTGCTTCTATTAGAAGCGGGGTTAGTTTGCTATAATCAATGGTCATATATCCGTGTCCGATTGGAGCATCTTTGATAAGTTCGGGTAACACTTTCTCAATCTCCTGTGCTGAGACACCCACTTGCATACGGTCATTACTGTATCCTAATTCTTTTGCCTTTGCATTTTCGGTGAAGTAATAGCCATTCAGTTTCATTACTTTGTCGAGTGAGTTTTCTATGACTCCGTGAAAGTCTTTTAGGCGAGCATCTGAATAATAAGCAGTTATATCTCCATTTGCAGCCACATGACCCTGATTTTGTATTGAAAAGATATTAGTAGAGGTTGTTGCGTTTCTGAATATCCACCCTCTCCCAGTAGAATCCATATCGAAATAAGTATTATAACCACCGCTGGTAGAGCCGTGTTCCCCAAAACTACCAGTTGCAATTGGTATGAATTGCATCCGTGAAGTCGTTGCACCTCCTGTACCCCAGAATGACAAACTTCCATCAGTTACAGAGCCACTATAGAGGTCATTTCTTATTTCAACTCTTTTAAATCCGACCGCAGATGATGTGTTGCCAGACAATGAGAGAGCATAAGATATGAAGTTATTAGCATGAAGAACTTGATATCCATCGGCAATATGAAGATTCGAGTTCATATAAAAACCATTCGAAGAACCACTTTCATATATATGCGCCCAACTGGAATTGGCGGGGCCAAACTCAATATAGCCAGAAGGTGTCGTATTTCTCAATCCCCAACTACCCATGCCTACTGTATAACCGCTACTTAATGTTTTAGGGAGAGCATAAGAGGAGTAGTTACCAGCGTGAAGAACTTGATTCCCGCCATCTGCTTGAACCACACCATCATTTCTTACATAAAAAATGGTTTTGGCACTATTAGTAATCTCTAAAGCATACCTACCCGAAGAAGTATTATAGGTATTAATGTGCATTCCATAACCACCATCATGGGAAAAATAAATATGAGGTGAAGTACCACTTCCATTGCGGTATCCGTCAACACTCCACCCCGAAATGCTTGAATCTGCTCAACTTTTCATATATCTATTGTGTCCGTGGGATGTTGCAGAACATCCCGCTTCTGCCAAAGTCGAAGGTGTCCACTTCCCAGAATCGTAGACCAATATATCCATGCTTGATTCACCACTCTCTACATCGGATAGATTTACTCCACCAAAAGAATGGTCGTGGGAACCGATTGATGTTAAATATCCCGCCCCATTGGTTAATTGGTTATTGTTGGTTATATAATTTGCGTTACTTGGAGCATGGGAAGATTGGCTATGTGTATAAGCCGTATTTGCATTTGCTGAGCCACCACCAGACCAAGTGACTGTACTTGCAAATGTTGAACTTCCATTTGCATATATTTCACCGCGATTGGATATTGAAAATACATTAGTAGAAGTTGTTGCATTTCTGAATACCCATCCACGACCAGTAGAATCCATTTCAAAATATGTATTGTAATTGTCATCGCAATATCCGTGATTTCCCCACCCAACACTACTCTGATGTTTAAAGCAAATTTTTGAAGTCGTGGAATGACCCGTACTGTAGAGCGTTAAAACCCCAACTGTTGTGCTACCAATATCTGCACCTCTATTTACATCAATATTTTTACAGTATATATCATTATAAGTGGTATCACCAGTAACAGTCCCACCACTTAATGGGAGAGCGTAAGAGGAGTAGTTGCCCGCATGAAGAACTTGATATCCATCTGCAACATGAAGATTTGAGTTCATATAAAAACCATTCGCTGTACCGCTTTCATATATATGCGCCCAAGAGGAATTTGCTGGGCCAAACTCAATATAGCCACTAGGGGTCGTATTTCTCAACCCCCAACTACCCATACCTACTGTATAACCGCTACTTAATGTTGTTGGGAGATAGCTATGGGTATGGGATGTAGCAGATATACCCGCATCAGCTAATGTTTTAGAAACAAATTCCCCAGAATCGCCAGTAATAACTTCCCCAGAAGATGCAGTAATCCCAGTCTCAACATCGGTTAAATCGCCAAATGCAACAGAAGATGATAAATACCCGCTATGCGTATGGTTTCCGTATGCAACTGTACTACCAGATGTACCAAAATTTTTGTTAAAAGCAGTATTCTTTGTGAAGGATGGCTCTATACCAGCATTTGCCAATGTTTTAGAAACAAACTCTCCCGAATCTCCTGTGATTACCTCTCCAGAGGATGCAGAGATACCAGTTTCAACATCAGCTAAATCTCCAAAGTTGGCAGATGTTGATAAATACCCACTATGTGAATGACTTGATGCGGCATACCCACTATGTGTATGAGATGTTGCCGATATTCCCGCTTCTGCTAAAGAAGACGGTTTCCATGTACTCTCATCATAAAATAATATATCTTCACCCGATGCACTACCATCCACATCACTTAAATCGGACGAACTGGCAGTAGATGACATATAGGTACTATGTGTATGGTTCCCATATGCAACCGTAGTAGAAGAAGTACCAAAGTCTTTATTAAAAGCGGTGTTCTTCGTAAAGGATGGCTCTATTCCCGCATTAGCTAAAGTCTTTGAAACGAACTCTCCAGAGTCTCCTGTTATTACTTCACCGCTACTTGCACTAATCCCTGTTTCTACATCCGCTAAATCTCCAAAGTTGGCAGTAGAAGACATATAGGTGCTATGCGTATGGTTTCCGTAAGCAACGGTAGTGGAAGAAGTGCCAAAGTCTTTATTAAAAGCGGTGTTCTTCGTAAAAGATGCTTCAATCCCAGCATTAGCCAATGTCTTTGATACAAATTCACCAGAATCACCTGTTATAACTTCACCAGAGGAAGCACTAATACCCGTTTCTACATCGGCTAAGTCTCCAAAGTTTGCGGTATTATCCAAATAACCAGCACTTGTATGATTTGTAGTGCATACATCACCAGTATTTGTGCCAGATAAATTAGAGATGTCTCCTGTTCCATGCGTGTGACCCACCTCAGAAACGCCAGCATTGGCGAAGGTTTCACTTATATACTCTCCCGAATCACCCGTTATGAGTTCTCCGCTACTCGGGGAAGTCCCTGTAGCTACATCGTTAAGGTCATCAAAGTTTGCGGTAGAGGACATATAGACACTATGAGTATGATTCCCATACGCAACGGTGGTAGAAGATGTACCAAAATTCTTGTTAAAGGCAGTATTTTTTGTAAAAGATGCTTCAATCCCAGCATTAGCTAAAGTTTTAGAGACAAATTCTCCAGAGTCCCCCGTAATCACCTCTCCAGAAGATGCCAATATTCCTGTTTCTACATCCGCTAAGTCCCCGAAATTAGCAGTAGAGGACATATATATACTATGCGTGTGGTTGCCTTGAGCAACTTGGGTTGAGCCAGTACCGATTTTAGAATTGGTGGATAAGTCAGAATAAGCAGAAGTAATATAAGATGAATGGGTATGAGAGTCATTGGCTACTGTAACTATACCATCCTTATCCATTGTTATGTCTCCACTCATTACAAGTGGGTTATAACCCGTATCGTCTTCAGCATAAATCAATATTTGCCCACTCGTATCACCCGCACCTGTTATATCTGTTAGATTAGAAGTGCTATGTGTATGACTTGATGTAGCATACCCACTATGGGTATGAGATGTGGGCGAATAAGCTGAATGAGTGTGGGAGTCGTTAGCGACTGTAACTATACCATCCTTATCCATAGTTGCATCTCCACTCATTACAAGTGGATTGTATCCATCATCATCTAGAGCATAAATCAATATTTGTCCACTGTCATCACCTGCGCCCGTTATATCTTCTAAATTCGCGGTAGAGGCATCTCCACGTAATGCAGTGGTTGAAGATGTTCCTATAGCAAGATGCGCCCCAGTAGCATAACTACTTGTGTTTTCTTGAGCCATACTACCAAGTCCTAAACTTGTTCTGCCTGTAGATGCAGTTAAACCACCACTACCACCACTCCAATTAGTTACCCCTGTGTCTCCTTCAAGAGCAGTCCCGGCAGTAGTCCCTAATGCAAGGATAGTCGTAGAAGTAAAAGCGTTGCTACCAAAGGTGTAAGGAACATCTGTAGCACCATTTACACTAAAGGTAAGTGTATTCGTTGCTCTTGTAATCCCATCAAGATAATTGTTGGCTCCTGCACCTGTTGCAGATAATGTGCCACCCGAGGTTATTGCGAGACCATCACCAACTTTGACCAATCCAAGAGTTGTAGAGGTCGCTTCCCCATTCTCGTTAATATAATGCCATATATTTCCAGATTTTATAGCAAGAGAATATCTTCCACCCTTCCTAACTACACGGATTTCATTGTTAGAACCATCGGAGTTCTTTAATGGAAACCCAAAAGGCCCAGTAACAGGAGTTTGGTTTAAGGTAGAATTGGTATATTTATTATTTGGCAAGCTTATTCTTACTTTCTCTCAATTTTTTATCATGTAAATTAATAAATCTTTCATACAAGTCGTTACCATAGATTTTTCTTAGGTCGGCCTCATCATTATTAATAAAGAGGTTTAACATGCCCTGTGTTTCTTCTGACATAAACCCACTATATTCTTCGATTGCTTCTATAAAAGGGGAATAGGCTTCTGGGTTTGCTACAAAATAAGGATTAGCAAATTCGCCATATAATGCCATAGCTTTTTCTCGAGGGCCTTTTGTGCGATAGTTCTTTAAAAAGTAAGAAGCTATTTGAGGGATTCCCCTCAAATCTCCAGCTTGCTTCCATAACTGTTTTTGATTACCATTTTTCTCCAATCTTTCATACTCAGCAAGACCCATACTATCCCCCTGCTTTTGTAGCCATTCTTCATATTTTTTATATGTTGAATCAGCCTTCTCAACATTCCCTTTTTTCTGAGCTTCTTGCATCACAAAAAAGAACCTATCTTGCATTTGATTGTTGATTTCTTTATGAGTTTCAGTTTTGCTAATTAATTCTTTAGTTATAGGCCTCATTCTATTATCTACTCTGTCAATAGGGACTTCCCTTACTATTCTTCTAACCACATTATTAAAACCGGGGACATCAGATACAGTTACCGGATGTCTCATGTCTTTCAATTCCATTCCAGCCATTTCTTTAATATTTTTATGTAATGTACCAAACAACTCAAAAACAGGTTGAGACTGACTTCCGAGCTGTTTAAAGGCAAAATCTAATTGAGTTGGGTCAAGCGTATAAGATTCCCCATTGGCGAATGAGTTCCAAACACCTGCCACATCCTGTGCAAACTCACCAGTTTCAGGGTTTACCCGATATGGATTTTCAACAGTATAATCACCCTTCCATATTTCTGCATTATAGAAAATGTCCTTATTTGACTTCCATCCAGCTATTATTTTAAGCGCAGGCGGTAACATGCTTACGGTGATTGGACTAACATTTTCAAGAGTTCTATCTAAATATTTACTGATAACATCAAGACTTTTTTCATCTTTCATAGCAATAGCCATCCCAACATCTATCAAACCAGCAACAGCTCTTTGCCCTTGGTCTTTAGCAAACCTTAAATACATAGGTATGTCCCGACCAGATTCTTTATCGTGAATAACCATATCACTAATTGGGATTACCCAATTATTATATCTTTCAGTATCGCTAAGTTTAAAATAGTTTTCAGGTTCCTGCGTCCTATTATACCAAGCCATAGCGCCAGCGATTCCCATTACTTGAGCATATTTAGCTAATGTCTTTCCCCTGCTGGAGAAGTAAGGACTCGTACCTCTTTCTGCCCCAAAGCCAAGAGAACGAAACATCCCCCTTGATGCCTGTATACCTGCATTGAAATATGGCAAACCACTATCCATAGCCTTTGCTATTCCGCCGCCAGCTAAAAAGTCTAAAGTATTCCTAGCACCCAAACTAGCATCAATAGACGACATATTAGCTCCGCCTAAAGTCCCAATTTTACTCTTAGGTCTCATATATCTGTTTCTTATTGCCATCCGAGTCCACAATTCTGTGGTGCTACCTAGCGCTCCAGCCCAATCATTAATCCATCCCATAAAAGGACTTTGCCCTTTTTTAAGACCGCCCGTTCTCGTCCTTCCGAATTGACCCATAGCAGTGAAATAATCCATCCTTCCGCCTTCTAAATAATATTTTCTAACCTCGTTTGCTGGGTTAGCGCCAAAGTTACGCTTTCCATACTTACCGTGTTTCCAATTTCTTGTCATAACATCAGGCGCAGTAGCTATATAATCTCTTAAAAGTTGCGGAACAGCAAGGGGAACAAAGGAGCTAAATGCCCTACCGTGCATTATATTGTAACCAGCATCTAGTGGCATCTGATATAAAGCAAAGCCCCAGTTATATCCAGTAGCAGAAGCTTTTAGAGGTTTAGTTAAGGTAGCCCATCCTAGAGCATTTGCCGTGCTAGACTTTATAGCATTCTCACCCTTAGATACCCAAGAGTCCAGAAACTCCTCTCTCATAGCTACTCGTTTTTTAGAGACATTACCCTCTAAATCCTTTCGCATAAGTTCTACGGATTTATACCCGTCAGGCAATTTAGCTCCGCCTTCAGGTATGTATATAATATCTCCAATTTCAGCTCCCATAGTTTCTGCTAAATCATACAAAGCATTATTGGCTCTGTTCTTATGTATAATATTATTTTTAGAACTTAAAGACTGATGATACATAGCTTCCCAATCATTAAACAAATGACCTGAACTACCTGTCCCCATTTTCTTTACATCTGTTTTAGGAACAGTTATTGACCTCGCGGGGCCAACCCCTATAGTATTAGAATCTCGCAATTTTTCAAGATACTGTTTAGGGTTATACAGCCTTTGGCTTAGATTATTATAATCCGCTTCACCTATTAGACCTTCATCAAATCTTTCCTTTAAAGCTTCTTTATATAAATCAAATCCCTTCATAACGCGATGATATATAGATGGATATTGATATATTGTAGCCCTAGCATAATCTGCATATCTATTAGCAGCTTGGTGCATTGGGATTTCTTTACCTGTTACAGGGTCAAAAGAGTTTGAAAGCCTATATTTATTCAGTCTCCGTATTTCGTTTTGGATAGGGACTCTATCTTTACCGCTTGTTTTGTCTAACTTTTTGACTAACTCAGCTATCCTTGTCTGATGATTGTTCCATATTTCCACTTCATTAATAGCCTGACTTAATCTATTAAAAATTCTCTTTTCATTATTTTTAAGACCGCGAGTAACTTGATATTTTCCTTGCTCAAGCTGGGTTAAGGTAATTCCGCTTGACCCTCTTAATCTATCCATGTAATTTAAAGCTTCGCGAACCTCCGGTATGTTCCCAAACTCATCAAAGAGACCTTTCCTAATTCTATAATTAGCATCAGGGAATCCTTCCATCATCTTTTCTTTAAAAGTTCTAAGCTTTTGGATAGCCTTAGCATCCATTGAGCCGTCCTGCTTATTATATATATCCTGCATTTTTTGCACATTGCTATTATAATAAGGATTGTCGCCCTTATATGATTCTGGGGTTCTTTTACTCCCAGAAAGCATTTCCCTAAGTTTACCCTCTGGAATTGGCAACCCCTTTTTAATTCTTTCCAAAAGCCATCTCGCCACGCCTGAACCCGGCGGCAATCCAAATGCCATATTCATATAATTAAGAGGGTCTATACCAAGTTTCTCCATCTCTTTTAATTTTAATTCTATATTTTTCTGAACATTATCTCTTGCTTTTTTTAAATTAACCAAACGGTCATTATACATACTATCCATAATAGCCTTCGGCACTTTTTCAAGGCTTACAACTCTATCAAGCTTAGGTTCCCCTCCTTTTTTTAACCCGTCAATCTTTCTGTCTAGTTCCTTTAAATTTTCTAAAAGATTACCATAGTCATTTTTTATAACAACAGCTTCTCTACTATTTTGAGAAACATACCTAGGTTTTGGCTGTTCTAAAAGTGGGGTTTCAGCGAAAGGGGTAACAATGGGCTTCTGAACTATAAGATGATTAAACAAAGGGTCAAATTTTGGATTTGGTGGCGGTTCAACATAAACAACCGCATCGCTTGGCACATCCTCTCCAAAGGCTTCTTTTTGTTCTTTTGGGATTGTTTTCTTACGCGTAACCTCAGCTACATCTTTCAATCCTAAAGTTTGCTGTCTTTCTGCTTCGGCCTTATCCATTGCCTTTTTTGCTCTAGCTTTACTTACTTCTTCAAGTGGGGGTACTTTTGTAAGGTCAAATTCAAGCTGTACTAACCCCTTTTCAAAGTTGGAAATTTGAGCAGGTTCCATAACTTTTAGCGTATTAGTTATCTCCACTACACTTGGATTTGGCATTTGGTCAAATTTGGCTGGATTTCTATAGTATTCTAATGCAACCCTTCCATTTTCAGCTTGCTCTTTTATAAAAGCGCGCAACTTAGGGCCTCCCTTAGTCTCGCCTTTGGATAGACCCTTTAATCCACCTTTCATACCATAAGCGGCTGCGATAGGATTAAGTGGAGAATGCAGAAACCTGCCCCTAGCTTCAGTTGAGGCTTGTTTTATCCGTTCAACAGATTCATCGCTCATTCCAGCTAATTTATAAAAAGGGAGGACAGCTGGAGTTACTAATGCCTTGACAACATCAGTAAAACTAACATTGAAAAAATCAATAGCATCCATTACATCCTGACCAACCTCACCCCAATCATCACGCGGACTACCAACATCTAAAACCATTTTGTCGGCAGTAGCGCCCCAAGCCTGAGTAACATCGTTAAATAAATCAGCATGAAATTCCGCCATCCCAACAGCCAATTCGGGTATGTTGTGTATTATATTATTTGAAACAGTTAATACGTCCTGTGCAGATGGGTCATAGTTTTCCCGATTATAATAAGCTTTCATTTCATCGGTTAATCTCATTATAAAAGGAGTGGTCATCTTTGCGCCCGGCTGAGAATCTATTTCTTCGGCTATAGCGCCATCCCCAGCATACATATAAGGAGCAGGGTTTAATATATTTTCTATAATGTTTTGATAAGAGGTATTTTGTACGGCTAGGTCATATAACTCACCATCGGTTACTGGAGGTGGAGCATCAGCCATCCTATCGTAATTAACATTACTGATTACAACCTCAGACCTAGGTTTTGTTATATTATCGTAATCATCAATAGGGGCATTTGGGCTATCCTTAACTCTTTTAGTCTCATCAGCTAATGCAATATCAACTTCACTTTTTTCTTGGCTTTCGCTAACAGCATCTACATATATAGCATCCAATAAGGGGTCTATTGTTCTTTCCTTGCCGGTATATTCTCTTTTTACTTCAGATTTTCCGTATAGTTCATCCAACTTTTCAAGTAAAGGTTTATACCCGGCTGGTGCTGTTTCCGAATATTTTTCATATACGGCTTTTGTATTGTCTTTAAACGCATAATCGGGATATTTCTCAATAAAATCGCTAACAAACCTAGTCTCGCCCACATGCTTAGCATCTCCACCCCATCCCCAGAAATACCCTCTCTTTAAAGCTTCTGAGCCTAATACCCTAAAAGGGTCTGGACTTTGAGCTAAAGAGTTATCTTTACCTTCACCGCGCATCCATTCGCCATTAATAAAAATATCAAAATCAGTTGCAGCGGAAAAGTTGTGCAAAGAAATCGTAGTATCAGATGCCCCCCGATTTGCCAGTTCAGCCTGCTCTTTTAAATCTCTCCTACCGCCCTGATGGGCTATTCTTACTTCTACATCATCTGTCTTATAGAACTTTTTCAAATTATTTACTGTGGCATTGGCAATTTCTTCCATATTTGTAGCAAATTTATCTTCATCGAACGTAATGGGAGGGGCTTCCGCGCTGAGGGGAGATGCTACAGGTTGTACCGGCTCAACAGTTTGGAGGGGCGGTGGAGGTGGAAGGTTAGGATGGCTTCTTAAAGCATTTTGCTTATATATCTCTTCTTCCTGAATATTCGGAGGCGGAGGTAGATTTGGATGTGTTTTTTTTACTTGCTGCTGATGAGGCATCTAAGCTACCTCATTTATTCGGCATTATATGTCTAGACTGATACCCGGTGTCAGTGACCGTCCATTCAGTTGGTACAGTTGCTATAATAAAATCGCTCGCGTATTCACTACCAAGCAGTTGTTGTTCTTGTAGCCATTCAAAAAATCCTTTTTTAAAAGCCGTTTTAGCGTTTTCTTCTGTTTGACTAACATTAGACTCGTCATCAAATTCTCCTCCTTGCCATTGTTTATATATATTAGAGTATGAACCGCCAATTTCTGAAGTATAATCCATCCACGCTTTACTGTTTTTTAATTGACTAGACGTGTATGGAGGTAAATGCCTTGGCGAAACAGCGAATTTGCCTGTGTATTTTGTATTGTCCTTTTTGTATTGTTCGTTAGTGGCATGCTGTTTTAAATAAGCTCTATATGTATCTTCCGATTTCTTGAGATTGCCCTTTTCAAAAAGTGATTTCGCAGTCCCAAGGTGGGACTCGGCAAGCTTTTCATTAGACGCTTGAACTTTCTTTAATTTTTTAGCTGGTTGCCTTACTGTTTTTGACTGGATATATTCATCAACCACTTTTGGGACATATTTTCTTTGTCTTGTTATTACTCCATCTTTTTCCGTTTCAGTCTCAACAGCAACAACTCCCGGTTCCAACACCCCAAGACCTTTATCTCTTAATTTATCGGCTATACCACCTGCCCTACTCCTAGCTTGACCCTTCAGATTTCTAAGGGAAGTCAAAGTTTGATTAGTTTCATCGGCTTGATATTCTTTGTTAGAATCTCCTACTGGAACATCAAACAGTCCCGTCTCGGCATTAAAGAATAAACCCTCAGACTCTCCTATAGTTATAAGAGCTGACACATGACTCGCAGCATAATCAACGACCTCATCCTTCTTATCTGCTTGTTTAAATCCTTTTTTAACAGTTTGACCCGGATACATATTTTTAATAGTTTCGTAAGAAACAGTTTCACCTTCTGGCCCCTCATAAGATTCTGTATAAGTTACATCCTTACCTCTTAGATTAACGTCCATCGCCTCCATTAGATTTGTAACAGTCGGTTCGTGGACAGAGCTTCCAGCCTTAGTGTAATTTTTAAGAGCTATACCTATCTCATTTAGATTTTTAATTCTATCTTTATCGTGGGGTTCTAATTTCTTAGTTCCGCGATAAAAAACACCACCCATATCTTTGTCAAACGCTATATTCCCTTCACCAAAATCTCCTCCAAGCTCAGCCATTACAGTAGACTGATAATTACTATAAGCCGTTACTGCTTTATCTTCAACTTTTTTAGTCGGGTCTTGACCTGCTAGAGTAAATTTGAACCCACCAGTTGTAGGGTCTACAGTTCTTAAATATACTTCACCAGATTCAGAAGTTTCGATTTTAGGTTTCTCATGAGTAGGTGTTGGGTCGTAATACCTACCACCCCTAGTCCGCCTTCTTCGTTGTAAAAATTGGTTTATAGTAGCATAAGCATCGGCTTCTGCCGCGCTTTTTCCTACTCCACTGACTGTTAAATCTTCCATTATGAATACTTTAATTTATCTATTTCTAAACTCTCAATTAAATCAGAAACCTTATTTAAAGATTCGTCCTTAGCCAGACCAACTCCCTGCAAATCTCTTTTTGCCGATAAATCCTGTAAATCTCTGGTTGTTTCGTATGAACCAAAGACAGAATCAAACTGACCTTGAATATCTTTGACCATAGAACCACTATGAGCCAAATTAGCCGAACTTGTCTGCTGTTGTCCCTGATTAAACAGGGCATTAGAGGAGTCTAAAAATTGATTAATACCAGATTGAGTCTTAATCTCATCTTCCTGAATAGATTGACGTTCTAAATTGGCATAATATTTTAGTATTTCAGGTATTCTTGAACTTAATCTTTTCTGAGTGTCTCCAAGACGACCCCTAATTTTTTTATTTCTCTTCGCCAATTTAGAATCTATGAAGGAACCACCTACTGCACCTACGAGGAATCCAATCCCTGCACCTATTCCAGCGCCAACAACTCCACCGGGAGCGCCTATACTCGCCCCTGCAGTCGCGCCAGATATTCCACTCGATAAAGCCGATTTACCCATTTTTATTTTTTATCCTTTTTATCTTTAAAAATTTTCATTTTAAAATTTTCTATAATATCTAATAACGCATCCAATGGACTATTTCCTTTATTCCATTCTGATAGACTTGTTTTAGCTTCGTATTTAGCAGTTTCAAGCTCATAGTCCTCATGCCTTTTCTCGTATTTCCCCCTTGGTGAAAGCTTGCCCGGTTCAGTATAGGTTCCTTGCCATGTCTCCTTTGACACACCTTCAGGCCCATATTTGCTAAAATCTTTATTACCCTCATGTTTCATCCTTGCTACTTCTTTTTTATCAAAATCGAATTTAGGTTCGTATGTAGCAGTAGGCTCATTAAGGTAATCTCCTAAAGTAATGCTCTTTTGCCCATGTTTTGGTTGTTCGCCTGCTGTTAATGGGTCTTTCACTACCTTATAGTCTTTATTCTTACCACCACCATACGTTAGACCGGAATAATCCCTACCAGCGCCCCCTCTAGTGAGTGAGTCCTGCGCCGGCTTTGGGTGAAGGTTTGCAATTTTCGCGGCCAATTTTTCTTCATTCAACCTTCCAGCTCCAAGACTATAATACTGGCCTATCTCATCAACCTGAGCGTCACTACCAACACTAGCCACCATATATTCTGGGAAACTACCTTCGTACCCACCTTTCTTAGCAATGCTCCACTCGTTGTAAGTTTGACCAACCCCCCCCAATACGCCGAAACCTTGTTTCATTTTCTCTGTACTCGCTGCGGCTTCCTTTTCAGCTAACGCTCCCTCAATGGCAATGCGCTGTCTAACAAGTCTTACTGGATTTTCTAATGTTCTATTATATTTATTTAATAAATAAGACGGTGTAGGCATTATAACCCTCCCCTTTCTCTATAAACTATTCCTAAATCATTCAATTCAAACGTGTTTGCCATCGTACCTGTAAATTTCAACTGAAAACTTCTAATGGCTCGGATACTAGCGCTAGGGGTTAGCACTAATTCTGTTTGGTTAGTTGATACGCTATTCAAATCTTGAGCAAATCCTAAATAATTTGCCCCACCATCCTTTGAATAAACAACATCAACATTTTGGTTTTGCCCACCTTTGTAAGTCGCTATAACCTTATAAATATCTTTTTTGCTAGCAGGATTACCAAAATCAATTTCTTTTGTAATCAATTCAAAATTTGGCAATCCAGATTTAATAGTAATAGTCGAGCCAGCGCTAGCAGCGGTTAAAGCATCGGTAGCAACCAACGTAATTGTATCTGCGACAACAGTATCAATCGTAAAAGTGGCATTATTTCCCGCCTCACCTGAGCCAGTAACAATAATTTCCATTCCGTCTTTAAACCCCGAAGTAATAAAGTCAACATAACTAGTACCAACAATAGTGTCTGGGTTACTATTAACAAAGGCAATCGTAGAAGAAGTCAATGAAGCCGTTGGAATAGATAAATCTTTTCTCTTTAGAGACACATTTGCCCCACCATCTTCAATCCAAACAATATTTCCATCCCATAAATTAATCATATTGCTAATAGCATAAGTGTTGGAAACAAAATTTAAAGCTTTTACCCAAGAATTTGTAATAAAATCAAATATATAGGCATCACCACTAGACCCGCCAGCATTATAAGAAGAAATGACGGCTATTTGCCTTAACTCGGGGAAATAAGCGACAGTAGATTGGTCGGTAAAAAATCCATTCCAAGTATCACGACTTATTGACCTCATAGCGCTTTTCTCAAGCAAATTCATAATATTGTTACCATTATAAAAGAAACAACCATGTTTATTCGCCCACACAATACCAATTTCAGTTTTGGCAACTGCCCCTTGATGAGAAACGCCCCTAAAATGATGAGTAGCCTCAAGCACATCATTCACTCCAGCTATATTTAAGATATATAAGGTTCTCTCTTTAAATTCTAACAACTTATCTCCAAAAGCAATTAAAGCAGTAATTGACTCACCATCATTAACTGTGGCATCTATAGCATTTTCTATAGGAAAAATATCAAATTTATTTACAGGACTTTTTATAATCCTATCACCAAAAACCCTCTCGGTTCCAAGCTCGTCCTTTATCTTAACATTCCCAATATACATCCTACGATTAGCAAGAACCGCAGTTTTATATCTAGCCGTTAAAGATTGTGTCTCCTGCGAATATCCTGTATTACCATCATATGTCATAACGGGTAAATCTGTACTAATATCACCAGAAAGAGAGAATAAATATCCACTATTTGCGGTGCTATAAGCGCCGGAATGCTTCAAAGCGTCTCCTAATCTGAATACTTCTCCAGATTTTAAATCAGCAACTCCGTGTAATAACCATTCTAAGTCTGTTTCTTTTTTCATATAAACATTAACGCCAGTAATCCGCTGATTCCATTTCCTGTCGTATTGAAAACCAATATTCATATAAGGAGCTTTAGTTAATGTAACGGTTTTAGCACCAGTATCAACATCCGATAATTTTCTAACTAAAGACTCTTGATTGCCGTCATAGGTATAAGAAACCCCAACATTCCATTTCGCAGCATAATCAGTTGATTCAGTAGCAGAATCTCCAATTACAATAGATACCGCATCAGTTTGACCATTATAAACTTCATCTCCAACCCCACCACCTCCACCAACTATTGTTATGTGGTCTATTGCTATAGTAGCCCCTGAAGCGTTGGAGCTAATAACTCGTAAGCTTACCAAAACATCGTTCACATTAATCGCAAATTCACTTCCCCAACTAAATGAAACCTCATCAGTCGCATTCCATTCGGGAATACCGCCCCCAAAACCAAACCCCTCAAGATAAACAGATTTATATTGATAACCCGTATTCCCAGTTTGCCAAGTGGTGGTAGTATTTTTTTGTCCAATCCGAACAACAGCACTAACAGACCAATCTTCATATAGGGGAAAATTGGTTATTTTAACTCGAACAGTTGCGCTAGAAACATAATTTCCAGTAAAACTCATCGTCCCCTGAGAATAAGCAATACTTGTATCATTTCCATGAATAGCATTTGTAGGGCTAGTATAACCAGTATCCGCATTAGGTGTTGCAGCCCTGTCCGTAGCGTCAGTATATGAAACTTCTAAGGACGATAAGGCCGACCCAGACTTCAAAGTACATGATACAGGCGGAGTCTCAGGCTCTGAGTCCTGTAAAATCCAACCGTCTATAATATGCTGATATGTAGAAGAATATCCTTCAAATAATGTCCTATTTATATATCCATACCATTTATTCTTATTATTTGCTACATAATTTGTTGTAAAGGCAGAATCGCAAACGCGAAGCACACCATCTACACAGTAATATTTTGGTATAATATTTGTATTTGTATTAAACTCTACAATAGGCGCAAACGAATTACCGCTATTCCTTGACTTTATAAATATTCCTCCGCCAGATGCTTTTTGCCTTGGGATGCAAAGATAATCGTCACCACTTTCAGTGACTGCAGTTGATTCAGACATCGCATAAACCTTATAAACATCATCAGTATCAAAATCCTCAGAACCTGATAATGTAGTAATAAGCATACCAGCGCTACCACTATCTGCAGTATCTATTATTTGCCCAAACTTATCATTCGTCAAATTGTATATATACGCACCATTTAACTCATCGGCAATAAACCTGTTGGAAGCATCTACTGCGTTGGCGGAATCATTACTTGCAGTATGTTTCCCAGTAGTCTTTATCTGACCTCCACGCCAATCAGAACTAAAAACGAAAAGACCGTCTCCATTTATAAGTTCTGTATCCTCGATAGTCATTCTGGCTCCTGCAGATGAAGTTGGATTACCGCCATCAGCAGTAAAAACATTAGTAGTAGAATAAAGAAGCGGTGTAATCATACCAATAGTATCAACGCGACCATTTATAATCGAGACTACTTCATTATCTGCAATATCTCTTGAATTAGCATGGTTGTTAGTCCCGCCATCAAATCTTTGTAATTTATAAACTTGTTTAGGCATTAGTTCGCCATAATAATTTGTAACTGTTCTTTATAATCTGCGCTTAATCGAGCATACTGGTCTTGATACCATTGGTACTCAGAATTGTATTTTTGTAAATCAGCACCATACTTTTGCACATCTGCGTTAAATTTTTCAACAATACGCGCATAATCCGAATTATACTTCTCAAAATTCTGAGTCCATTCCTCAGCAGTCCATTTTTGAATAGCAGAAGCAACCTCCGCTTGATAAGCTCCAATTTGACCATTGTATTTTTGTAAAGTCTGAGCATCGCCCTCTGAACTCAACTGAGCATTTTGAATAGATATTTGTAATTGAGCCTGATATTCAGCCGACTCTTTATTAAAGTCATTTAACTCGTTTTGAATATCTACTGAATACTGCTCTAGGTTTATCTTATTTTGAATATTCCATTCTGATACTTGCCCTTGATTTCCCTGAACCACCTTAGTCACTTCAGCTTGATAGGAACCTAATTCATTTTGATATTTTTGTATTAATTGACTATCGTCCTCTGAGTTTAACTGGGCGTTCTGTATCGAAACTTGAAGCTCCGCCTGATACACTGTGTTCTCTTTGTTGAACCCATTTAATTCGTTCTGAATATCAGAACCGTATTGCTGTAATTTTAAATTATTTTGAGTCTGCCATTCACTAGCCTGCCCCTGATTACCCTGCACAACTTTACCAACTTCAGATTGATAAGACGAAACCTGATTCTGGTACTTCTGAAGTATTTGTGCATCATCACTTCCCTCTTGCTGGGCGTTTTGAATAGACACTTGTAATTGAGCCTGATATTCCACATTCTCTTTATTAAATAAATTTAGTGCGTTTTGTATGTCTGAAGAGTATCCCTGAAGCCTGTTATTATATTTAGTCTGCCATTCTTGGAATTTCTTATTGTATTCTTCTGCTGTCCAGCGCTGTACCTCTTTATTAACCTGCGCTTGATAATTACCAATATCATTCTGAAATTTCGACAGCTTAGCTCCGTATTCCTGTTGCTCTTTAGATAGCTTTAAATTAGCCTCCCCCTGATTTTCTTGAGCTTTTATCTCAGCATTTTTAATTGCTTCTTGAACTGTCGTTTGATAAATCGCATTTTCTTTATTATACTCATTTAATTCGTTCTGAATATCAGCTTGATACTGCCCAAGTTCTTGAGACAATCTACCAATCTGTACCTGAGCCAATTCAGGGTCTTCGTTTGTTTCTAAAAATGTTTCTAATTGACCAATATCAAAAGATTGTACTGGTTTTGCATATGTGGGAGCTGTTCCTAAAGAACCGACTGTACCATCAACAATATTTGGCGTTGTAAAAGATGGTTCTACTGGTGCATTTGGAACACTGGGTAACGTCATACCATTTATTGTTGGAAATCCCGGCTCAGAAAATACTGGCTTTGTATAAGTTGGCGCAGTTTGATTAAAACTTACAGTAGTTGACTTTAAAACTGGAGTGGATGGAACGCTTGGAAATGCCCACGTTAGCGTTGGAAAGTTTGTGAAAGACAATACTGGCTTTGTATAAGTTGGCGCAGTTTGGCTAAAGCTAACTGTGCTAGACGTTAAGACCGGAACAGATGGGACACTAGGTAAAGCCCATGTTATTGAAGGAAAACTTGTCAAGGACAACACTGGCTTCGTGTACGCGGGCGCAGTAGTGCTAAATGAAACAGAATTACTACTTATTGATGGAGCAGTAGGTACACTCGGTAACGTCAAAGAGCCAACGCTTCCCATAGTTGGAGCAACAAAAGTAGGGTTTATCCCACTAAAATTATCTTTTACTCTCGCCATTAAATATTGTAAAGCTTTTGTAGCCGCCCCTACAACAACAAGATTCTCATATTCATTTGGGAAAGTTGCCAACCCTGAACCTACTGAGGCTGAAGTGCAATCTATTGTTGTTGGATATAATACTGTAGTGACCTTCATAGAATTTGGAGAATTTTCAGGAGCTGGATAAACCCAGACGTTCCCATTCTTAAATAAATAAACAGGGTTTGTTACGCTGGGATAAAACATGCTCCCAGAATCCTGTACCTTATCTTCATATTCTACCGATATTTCTGTGCAATTAGCATAAACTCCGTCAGAACCTGTCTCTCTTTGCACTTTTAGCACCTTAGCTTCACCAATATCGTAAGCTTGAGAGGTAATTTCTGCGCTTGTTTCAGAAACGCTAAAAACCTTAGTGGGTGGTAATGCTTTTATAATCTCTTTGGCGGTAGAAACTATAGAATCGTTTAAAAAAGTATCGTCGCCTACAACTCCGACTAAATCTTCTATTTCTGTTTTAAAAACACTCATTATAAGAAATCCTGTAATGGCAATGGGATAATGTCTGGTTTTGCTTCCCTTGTATTAATTGTTTGAATATACTCCTGCTCAATTTGTCGAGCCAAACCGCGATGACCAGACGCTAATTTCATTTGACCATCTAATGCTAAGAAATGCCCAAGCGCATAATGAAGAGCAGACGGTATTAACTGGTCTGGCAAATCAATATAACTATCCAAATCAGTATAAGCTACCGGACTAGCATAATAAGACACCTTTAATGTCTTCCCTGCCTCCGTATTTTTAGTAAAAATTATTTGGCGAGCAATCGACCTTACCAATTCTTCTGGCCCAGTTACTGTTTCTTTATAAAAGAACCCTATATTATCAACCAGTGACTCATCTAAATTCTCGGTATATCGTTTTTCGCTGACAAAAGGAACAAGTTTTGTATCCAGTTGAACCTTGTATATCCTTGATGTTACATCTGTATTTGTAAATGTATAAGAGTTTGTGGCGGTTGTGGTAAAGCTTTCAGAATTTTTCTTTTTGTCAGCACGCAGTCCTACCTCCTGCACTTTAGCATTAAAAAATTCCTTTTTCGCACCCTCTAAAGGTGGAAATCCTAGCTCAGCCTTAATAAGACCAGCGTCTATAAGTTCAAAAGCCGCCCTGTACTTCATCGTAATTTATGTTATTACTAAATATTCTACAGCGATTGATTCAGAACCAGCGTTTCTAGCGACCATAAAAGTGCAAGCCGATACAAGAGCGGGCGTATTTGGAAGAACTATAGCTCCGCCGGGATTTAAAGAGCATATTTTGAAGTAAGTATTTGCTGCTGTTTCTATAAATACATCTAATTTATTAGTATTAGCAGTTGTGCCTAATCCAGAATCATATTCAAATCCAGTATGTTTTATAAACATAACATCGTATGCAGTAGCTTCGGCTCCTATAGCAAAATGAGTGCCATCTCCTAAAACATTCCCATAATCAGCCGCTCCATCTGTTGTGCCGTAGCCGACTATACCTGTAAGAGCAAGTGGAATATGCGAAGAACTAGAGACTCCACCGCCCAAAGTTTTTCCAACTTCGGTAAAATGTCTTCCCCTAACCGTATCTGAGGTATGTGTTATAGCAACACCAGCATCATCATTGTATGTTATATCTTCAGTGTATTCATCAACAATATCCAAAGAAACCTGATATTTAACATGGTCTATTGGTGTCCCCATGTCTATTTCCTTTCATAATTTAAGTTTAAGTTTAATGAGGGGGCGCAAAGCACCCCCTCAAAAACCGTATTAGACCAGCTTCAAAATAGCGTGAGTCTGTTCCTGACGAATTTCAGGGCCAAGCTCTACTAACCATTCATCTACCTGACCATCCGAGCCATCTTTGACAACGTCACGTCTGAGCTGAAAACTAGATTCAGCTAAAGCGCGAACTTCAAAGTTAGCCATATCAACCGCGAGGGCGTAATCTTCATACGCACCCTTCAACAGAGGATGAGGAATGAAACTAACGGAACCAACAGGCCCCATATATTCCATTACTCTCAAGCCAGCGGTTATTTCAGAACCCATCTTGGCGTTTAACTGCCCTGATGAGTCTGCTCTAACCATCTTAACCATTTTAGTCAGCCACTTATTAGAGGCATAGACTGTTTTGTGCATAGAACCATCAACCATGTCTTGAAATACTGCTTCCAAAACATCGTCGAAGTTAGCTTGAGTTCCAGTTGAGTTGTTGAGTTGAAAGGCAGTGCTGATGTCACCATTGTTTGATTGGACAATACCAGCTGACCCTCCAACACCGAATCCAGCAAAAGTTCTTGCCGGAGCCGCTGCGGTAGCGTCTAAACTGATTGCGCCATTAAACAATAATGCCGTTTCAACATTAACCTTGATTTGTGCCAATTTCCGGGCTTGCAAACGAGCAAGCTCAGGGCCACCATACTGCTTAGAAACTCTAGCAGTACGAGTGATTTCATAAGGTTCCCGGAAAATTTGCGTGCAGTTTTTTAACCTGCGAACTTTTTTCCGAGTCTCTTTCCCGATAGCCGCGCCTTCAGCAATACCTTCTGTTCCACGAACAGCGAAGGTTTCTGTGGTGGTAAATGAATTACCATCAGTTCCACCTTCCCAAGGATATTTGCCACTTGAACTACCTGCGCCAGACACACTACCGACAAATGTAATTGTCGTAGCCTGTCCTGCGGTAATCATGTCAACACCATTAGCAACATCGTTCAGTGTAAATGTCTTACTTGCGTAAGTACCACCTACAAATTGGACATCCCTATCAGTCTTTGACCCGTGGTTTACATCCTTTCCAACTGCGTGACACATGAAATGTGTATTGGATTCACCTTGTCCGCTAGAACCGGATATGGTATAGATTCCGCCAACTTCAAAAAGCTCCATAAGAGCTTGTCGTTGCAGTCGGAGAACACAACCGTCTCCATTAATTCCAGCAGATGCACTGTCGAGAATATCTGTTTCGGCAACCATATCAGCTGCGGCAATTAAAGTTGACCGCTTGATATAGTATTCGTCTTCCATCCATTCATAGATGGGAACAGGTGTCCCGCGGTGACCCGCGCGTCCGGATATAGTCAGTAGAGGAGTGACACTTGGGTTATAGTAATGAATCTTCTGCCCAAGTTCGAGAACTTGTCTCTGTGTACCATCAGTAAACTGGGTTGGTGTCCCAGTACCATAGGTTTGTGCCATATTATCTACTCCTGTAGTTTAACTACTTGGAAAATTGCATGATGCTAGCTACCCAGTCCTCTTGTTCTTTCTCAAAGTTTGTCTTTACTGCAGATGCTTTGCCTTCAACAGCGCCAGCACTCACATTTTTGGACATTTCTTTAACAGATTGACCAGTGGAACCTTTCACATCAGCATCATTGCTTTCTTTACTGACCTGCCCATTAAGAATCTTATAAATCTTAACCTTATTCTCAGTCGTGACATTGTCGGGATTATTCATCCAGCCGTAATAGCCTTCGATTTCCGTATCTGTCATTCCAAGAGATTTTAGTTGGTCAACTTCGGCTTGAAGGTTTGCTTGCTGAGCGTCTTGATGTCTAACATCATCGACATACTGCATTGCTTTGCGAGCGCCTTGTTCAATAAGCCATTCGTCGTAACTAGTTCTCCATTTTTGAGACGAGGTTCCATTAACTGCTTCATCTAAAATATCGTAATCTTCAGGTTTGTCCGGTGAAGCATCGCTAGATTCAGCAACTTTAGTGACTTCTTCCTGAATTACATTAACCACATTTGGGTTTTCCTTCAGAAATTTATCAAGCTTACTCAATCTATCATATTCTCCACTCTGAGATTTAAGCTCCTGCTCCGCCTTATCCTTCATGCTTTGCATGTTTTTATAGGAATCGGCGAGGCTTTGCCTACCATCTTCATCATTACGAAATTTATTATCAATGAGCCAATCAACTGGTGATTCATCGGTTCTTTTTGGATTATCTTTGACTTCAGACGATTCTTCAGGCTGAGATTTAACCTCGGGTTCAGCACCTTTAGTTTCCACCTCATCTGAGCCAGACTCTTTAACGGGATTATTGAAATCTTCCAATGCCTCCATTACATCATTCTGGTTATCAGAACCTGATTCTTCTGTCTTCTGTACCTTTTTTTCATCACTCATTCTATGCTCCTGACTTTATAAGTTACCCATCTAAGCTGATGGGGCTTCGGTTTCCGAGTTTATAGCCTGTTTTGATAAGTAGCTTAAATCTTCGGCTGTTTGCCGAGTAAGCTCTCTTTGTTTTTCCTGTTCCGCCTTTGCGGTTGATTGCAGATTGCTTACAGCCTTCTGTACAGGTTTTGTAGCCTCTGCAATTTCAGCCCGCATTCGGGTATGAAACAGTTCCCTTTCCCTTGTCTGTAGGTCTCCAGAAAGGGTCTCTACCTGCTCCTGTAACTGTTGTACTTGACCAGATAATTGAGAAATCTCACCCATACGCTTAATTAGTGCCGCTTTATCAACATTAGACTGCATATTCATGATAACTTGAACCTTATCATAAATACCAACCTGCATAAGTCCTATATCTCTAGCCAAATCTGCGCTAGGAGTTTTAGCTCTAGTGCTTCCGACGACTACACGAACATCTACATGGGCAGATGTTACATCATATAGCATCTCAACGGCTTGGGTATAGTCATTAATACCGGGAGTGTTGATTGTAACTTCCTTTTCAGTCCCTAGGGGATTTAAAATTCTTAATACTCTTGCCTTATTATAAACATAAGGCGTATATAATGCCGCGCATCTTCCTGCTTCTGTAAGCATATCATAAATTGGGAGTATTTTCCAATTCTGTTTACGAGCCGCGGCTTCGTCTATGATTTGAGCTTCACCAACAGTTCCTACGGCTCCTTGCGGATTACCCTGTTGAAATTTATAAGCTCCAAAAATTGTTTCAATATCCACCTCATATCTTTGCTTTTCACTATAAAGCTGTGCGCTAATAGCGGGTGGAGCAAATTCTTTTATCTTTTGTTCTCTCAATGCGCCGGGATTAGCACGAATAATTGCATTAGGCACATACCACTTCTCTATTTCTTCATTATCTATTGCTCCATCTTCATAAAGCAACTTAAAACTTGCAGTGCTAGTTGCGTGGCTGATTAAAAGAGCTTCAACCCTATTAAGCATTCTCTGCGGAGTTTTTGCGTGTCTTACGTCTCCAGCGGGATAAGGAGTACCATTATGTTCGTTGCATGCAGGAATAATTGGGTATCTATCCATCGGCAACACTTCGTCATATACTAAATGGTCGCCAATAACAAATGTTTCCCTTATTTGGGTTTCATAAACCAACTCTTCAGAAATCTGCCCACCATTTAAGTATTCGTTATATCTATCTTCTTTTTGTGCCGTTTTATAATCGTCTTTATCAAAAATCTTATATAACCCAGTCATATTATCAGTAACCATAACCTTTGGCACACCAACTTTAGACCACCTGACGAATTTTCTTACAGACGGCTTTCCGTCAAATGGACTAATATCAGCCCTTAAACTTTTTGTATCTCGGTTATATTTGCCAGTATTTTGGAAATTTGTTTCAGAGTCCTCTCTTGCATCTTCAATAATATCAGCATATTGGGGGAAGTTGATTTTCAGAGACTCTTTGGTATGCAAATCAGAAAGCATAATACTCCCTGCGTCTGAAAAGTGTGAGTCAGTAGAATTGGGGTCAACAAATACAGATTCGGGAGCAACTCTTTTAATCCGAATTCCCCCAGCCCCCTGTTCGGCCTGCCAATCCGGGTACACATACATATACCCAACACCTTTTACGATGTAGTCCCTGCAAATGTTCCGAAAATGTCTATTCCCGTGAGAATCAAACCATATCTTATCTAGAAGGGCGTTATAAATATTGGCTATATCATTATCCGTCTGCCCAGTCGCTATCACGTCCCACTCTGGAGAAGAGCTAGCAACATTAGCTAAAACCTGCTCAACTGCCGGTCTAATCTTATTATTTGCCTCGGGCGGTTGCCCAATACTTAATAGATAGTCCTTTTGACCACTTGTAAGTTGCATACCGAGAAAAAATTCATCATCCTCAGCCATTTGATATTTGTAATCAGCAGCAGACGACGAATAATTAGTATATTCGTCTCGTACATCACTAGCTTTTAGCTCTTCGAGGTCTAATTTCTTAATTCTTATCATAATATGGTATGGATATTAAAAATATATTTTGGTATTAACCTACGCATAAATTAACATTCCTGTTTCCCAGTCCATTCCAGACAATTTTGATTTATATTGCGTTATATTCCCCTCGTCATCATACTGAACTCGCGGTACAAACACATCATCAAGCGACCATCTCAATGCGTCAAGTGTATCCTTTTTAAATGTACCGTGTTCCTTAAAGTTCAACAATTCGCTCTCAAGTTCCCATTGGTCTTCTTTCAAAAACATTGCCTTAGAAGCAAAGTAAGGTTGCATCTGCTTAATCCTATAATATTTAGACTTAATAGCTTTCTTTGGGTTAATATTATAAAAGTGACCAAGCTTTTTAGACTTTAGGATTACATACTCGCTTAACATAATATGCCCAGTCTCTTCTATTTTAACTTCCCTAGGATTATAAAACTCCATCATCTCAAACAACTTATCTGCACATGTCATGGGGGTTACCTGCCCTCTAAAATAATCAATGACATATATATTATTTTCTTTATCTACTCCAACAACCATAATTACAGTATAGTCAGCCTTGACATTTTCACTTGACGCAGGGTCAACCCCAAAAAACACATTAACAGGGACTTCCTCTTTCTCGCCATCTTTTTCCCTAATAATAAATGAATGATTCTGATTGTAGGCATATATACCTTGCCAATACTGTATATCTCCTTTTTTGAAGACCCTAAAACTATCGTCCATCGGTATATTCTGATATTCCTGATAAAAATAAGCTACGTCGCCCTCTGAAATAAGCCTATCCCTCTCTGCCGTCAGCCATTTATAGCTTCTATACTCAGGCCATAAAACTTTTTTCCCCTTTTTAAGACTTATTTCTTTACCACTAGCAACAAATTCTCCAACCTTAGTATCCTGAAGAATAGCCTGATAAAAAAGAGAATCCCATCCTTTAATTTTTCTAGTCCTATCCTTATTATATGATAGTGGGCCAGCAATTCTATTCAAATAACTCTCTTCATCTACAATGGTTCCTATAAATATCAACCTTGCATCAGCAGAACCTGCAATCACCGCACCATTAAGCCATGAACGGAATTGGTCTCTTAAAGTTTCAGTTGCTGTATTACGCTCGCCTTCCCCGTCATCAATTATTGTAAGGGTTGGTCTGTAAGCACCATATTTAAGGCCCCTAACTTTCTGCCCCGTTCCACGAACCAATACTTTGCACCAGCTGTTCGGGTTGCCCTTCTCATCAAAACCTGTGATAAAGTCTTTTTCTTCTTTTCCCCAAGTTTTCCCTTTTCTGTCTCCAAAAAAATACATGAGTTTTTCATTGTGTTCGATTTCATTCCCTAATGTCTCCAAAAAAAACTTAGACTGTCTTTCAGACTCCGATATGAGTAGTATGAACTTCTCTTCGTCAAATAATATTCGGTGTAGCGGATAGACCAAGTTGATTAATGTTGATTTGGCGTGTCCCCTAGGGGCAACAACTGCCAGTTTCTTTCCTCTCTTTAAGGATAATAGCGTATTAACAATCTCCCTATGAAACGGCGGGCTGGGTTTCCTTATGTGATAATTCATCGGCTGTTCCTCATCGCCTAAGATAAACTTCGCGAAAAAAAATATATCCACATACATTCTTTTTAATAGTACCTCCCGTTCTTCTATGGTGTATTCTAAATTCATTTTTTCTTTTTATTGGACGACCTTTTTTTTCTTTTAGCGCGCTTCTTTTTGTCTAGGGTGTTTACCAACCTTGTAGACCCGTCTGAGAATTTAGACTCTCCCGTACCATAACTTCCAGCCATTATGCTTCTCCTCTGTATCCCGAGAACTCGTTTTCATAAATATTGACCACATCTCTTAAATCGATTAATTCTTCAAGCATATCGACTATAAGTTCAGACACCTCACCGTCAATAGGGTATTTTTTGCCATTCAGCACTAAAAATCCATCCTTTTCAGTTTCAACTTCGACTTTATGCTCAGACTTCGGGACTCTTATCCTCAATAACACTTTTTACACCATTTGATTTAACTTTTGACATTAATTGATTT